TCGACAGCGACAATTCGGATGCGTTTATCGCCATCGAACGGATGTACGGGATGTCCAACGCCTCGAACCTGAAACATGCACTGAAATCGATATTCCGCACCAATTCCTATCATCCGGTACGTGACTACCTGAACGGGCTGAGTTGGGACGGCACGCCGCGCCTGGAGACCTATTTCATCGATTACCTGGGCGCCGAAGATTCCCCCTATACCCGGGCCGTAACCCGTAAAAGCATCGTAGCCGCGGTAGCGAGGGTGTTCGTCCCGGGAATCAAATGGGACTACGTGCCGATCCTCGTGGGTAAACAGGGCATGGGTAAATCCGTCTCGCTGCAAAAGCTGGGGAGGATGGACCGCGGTTGGTTCTCCGACAATTTCCGCTTGGTGGGCGGTAAAGAGGACATCGAGCAGCTATTCGGCAACTGGATCATCGAAATGGGCGAGTTGGTAGGTCTGAATAAAAAAGACGTCAACGAGATCAAAAGCTATATCAGCCGCCGGGAGGACCAATGCCGGTTGGCGTACAGCGAAGAAAAGGGATATTTTCCCCGGCAGTGCGTCTTTTTCGGTACGACCAACAACATCGATTTCCTGAAAGACACCACCGGGAACCGCCGGTTCTGGCCGCTGCCGGTAGGGGTACAGGAACCGACCAAAAATCTTTTCGGGGAGATCACCGAAGAGATCGACCAGATTTGGGCCGAAGCCGTCGTGCTGTTCAAACGCGGCGAGAGGTTGTACCTGGACAAAGATGAGAGGGAGATGGCCGAAGAAATGCAAAAAGAACATACCGTAGCCGACGAACGTACAGGAATGGTGGAAGAATACCTGAATATCCTGCTGCCGGAAGATTGGGGAGAACGCCGGATGCCGGACAAACTGAACTTCCTGGACGATCCTGTCGGGGGTACGGTTCCCAGAGACCGGGTTTGTGTAGCTGAAATATGGTGCGAATGCTTTCGCCGCAGCCGGTCCGATCTTTCGTACAGGGATTCAGCGTGGCTCCGCGAGATCATGCGGTCGATAGGAGGTTGGGAAGAGCAGAAAAACCCGACAGGGTTCAAAGGGTTCGGGCGGCAAAGGGCATTCAAGCGGATTAAGCAATAGTCTAAAAAGGCATAGAAATACAACAAAAGTTAGTACACAGGCTAGGTATACAGGTATACAGGGTGCCAAAAATCAAAGGTATACAGGTATACATCTAAAAAAGGGGTTGTATACCTAAGATGTATACCTGAAAATCGGCCTTAGAATGCAATAGAAAGCCCATTTCACATGTAAGGTATACAAGTATACATCTTTTATATAGGAATATGAAATTAGAGAGAATTAGAGAGAAAATAGGGTGCCTGAATCGCCTAATCGCATATACCCCTACGCGCGCGAGGGAAGTATACCTGTGTTCGCTAAAAAAAATAGTCGGAAAAATGAACGAGAAATTGATCGAACGAAAACTCCGCGAGGAGGTGAAACGGATGGGCGGTGTGGCGCTGAAATTCGCCTCGCCTTACTTCACAGGGATGCCGGACCGGGCCGTACTCCTGCCCGGAGGCAGGGTCGCTTTCGCCGAGATCAAAACCACGGGCAAAAAACCGTCGCCCCGGCAAAGGTACGTGATCGGAATGCTGCGGGGATTGGGATTCACCGCCGGAGTAATCGATTCACAGGAAGGATTGGATAGTTTTTTAAACGAGCTGCAAAATGAACGAAAATAATCTACACCCCTACCAGCGGTTTTCGGTACAGCATATCATCGACCACCCGGCGGCAGGGTTGCTGCTGGAAATGGGTTTGGGCAAGACGGTTGCGACGCTGACGGCTGTAAACCGGCTGATGTACGAAGAGATGGAGATAGACCGCGTACTGGTTATCGCGCCCAAACGGGTGGCCGAGGACACCTGGACGACAGAGGCCCAGAAATGGGATCATTTGAAGCATTTGAGGGTATCTGTCGTATTGGGGTCCGAAAATGCAAGGATCGCGGCGTTAAGGGCCAAAGCGGACGTTTATGTAATCAACCGGGAGAACGTCGCGTGGCTGGTCGGGTATTACGGCGGAGCATGGCCGTTCGATATGGTCGTGATCGACGAACTGTCGAGCTTCAAGTCGGCAAAAGCGATCCGGTTTAAAGCGCTGCGCATGGTGCGTCCTTACTGCCGCCGCGTGGTAGGGCTGACCGGAACACCGGCGCCCAACGGGCTGATCGACCTGTGGCCGCAAATATACCTGCTGGACCAGGGTGAGCGTCTCGGGAAAACGATTACCGGCTTCCGGCAGCGGTACTTTACACCGGGACGGACCAACGGGCATGTGGTGTACGACTACAAACTGCGGGATAGCGGCGAAGAGGCTATTTACGGGAAAATCTCCGACATCTGCATCAGCATGAAGGCGGAAGATTACCTGCAACTGCCCGGAAGGATCGACCGAACCGTAGAGGTTCGATTGCCGGAATCCGTAAGGGAAAAATACGAGGAGTTCGAAAAACAGCAGATTCTTGCCTTGGAGGACCAGGAGGAGATCACTGCGGTTAACGCGGCGGTACTCTCCAACAAGCTGCTGCAATTCTCCAACGGGGCCATATATGGCGAAAATCACGAGTTCCACGAGATCCACCAGGCCAAGCTGGAAGCCCTGGAGGAGATCGTTGAAGCGGCCAACGGCAATCCCGTGTTGGTGTTCTATTCGTTCAAGCATGACGCGGAACGGATAAAAAAACGGCTTAAAACGTACCGCCCCGTCGAGTTGAAAGGTTCGGCCGAAATACAGGCGTGGAACGCGGGACAAATACCGGTACTGTTGGCCCACCCGGCCAGTGCCGGCCACGGGCTGAATCTCCAGGCCGGGGGAAATGTCATCGTTTGGTTCGGGCTGAACTGGAGTCTGGAGTTGTACCAGCAGGCCAATGCGAGGCTGCACCGGCAGGGACAGACCAAACCGGTTATCATTCATCATCTGGTGGCGCCGGGGACGATGGATGAGGATGTGATGGCGTCGTTGTCACGGAAAGGTGAAAGCCAAGACGCACTGATGGAGGCGGTCAAGGCAAGAATTAAAAAATACAAAAAGTAGCGGTGTGAACGGTAATTTTAGCGACTATGTATCGGGGCGGTACGAAAGCTGGGTAAGCTATGCGGAGAGCCTGTGCCTGAAATACGGGGTGAAGCTGGACGCGCGGGAGGTCGTAAACGAATCCTTCCGCGTACTGCTTGAACGCAACGGACATAGATTAGACCGGCTGATGGCGGCAAGACCGGGCAAAGAGGCCGTGGGCGACTTTATCATGAAACGGATCATCCGATTTAGGGTGTCATCCCCTCGGTCGAGCATCAGGTACAAACCCGGTCAAAAATTCATGTCGGAAGCCCCGGAAAACGCATCGGAACCACCTACGGATACCGCGGTGGATTATTCGGCCTTGACCGAAGCGATACTGGAGAAGGTACCCTTTACCGATCTCGAACGGCGCATATTCGTATGGGTCGCTATCGAAGGGAAAAGATTGAACGACTGGCCCGGGGAGGAGAGCCGCAGAACGCTGTTTTACAAACAACGGAGCGCAATTTTAAAAGTGCGGATGTTTTTGCGCCGCCAAAAACTTACACCCTAAAAACTTACACCGGGTTTTCGAAGAATCCGCACCCCAAAAACTTATACGGGTTCCCAAAAAACTCATACCCGGTTTCGTCTTCGGCGCGGTCTATATCCCCGGATTCAAACAGTTTTCGCGCATTATCGAGGCTCAAAGCGTCGATCCGATCCGTTTTCCTGCCCATAACAATAGATTATTTTAGGTTTTCCTAAAAATTCACGTTCGAAAAACTTACGCCGGGCTATCCGATGAGGTCTGCCAAAAACTCACACCGGAACCCCTAAAAACTTATACCCAAAAAACTTATAGTCACTTGTCGAAGTGTATGCGTATTGGTTTCCCGCAATGTGGGCACACGCCCGTAGGGGATTCGTCCGCGGGTTTCTCGAACAAATCGCCGGGAGACACTTCTAAAGCATTAATTAACCTCTCCAGAGTGTCGAAAGACGGTTTTAGTTTGCCCGTAGCCAGACCACTAATAGATGGTTGCGACACCCCTATTTTTTTAGACAACTCGTTAAGCGTTATTTTTTTATCCTTACAAATTTCTTTTATCCGCAGAACTAACATAGCCACACACATTATATCAATATATCAGTACAAAGGTAATAAAATATAAATAAGCACGGTATAAAACGGATAAAAAAAATACAAGTGCACTATATTTTTGTATTGAAATATTTGGATAATATAATTTGTTACACTATATTTGCATCAAGAAAACAAATCAGAACATAATAAAATAATCTAAAACTATACGACCATGAAATTTTTTAAAACCGTAGAAGGGTGTTTCAACTACATCAAACGTAACGAGAACACAGGAAAAGAGAAAGAGGTAAACGGCGTTGTTATGTTCGGAATGGGCTTATACGCGTACAGTGATGTATGTACGTTTGCAGGGGTTTCCGACCGGTCGAAAACACAGGAGTGTTTTTATCACTTCGCCAATGACGCGGAAATACTCAAGTTGTTAAATTACTTGCTACGCACGGACGGATATTTGGAAATTAATTAAAATCATACAACTATGAAAGCCCTAACGAATCCGATTAGCTACACCACAGCACAAAGAGAAAGACTACTTAGAGATTGGCAAAATATCGCTAATGAAGGCGGCCTCTTCACTTTTGGAGACGGTTATATAACTTTCATGGCCTCAGAACTCGCAACTCTACGCTTATACAAGCATTATGCGTGTGACACAACGCGCATTAGTCAAGGGTATAGCAGCAATTTGAACGCTTACTACTTTACCCTCGAATTTTAGTCGTTCGGGCGATTATAAATAGCCCTTTAAGCCAGAATATTGGCGACAGTCATACTACTGGCGGTAATAAAACAAACCTATTACAAAGAATTATGACCACACAAGCACAGACCAGTATAGAATATATTTTTGGCAAAAACAGGTATAACCACCCGATAATGTATACACGTAAAATCGGGACAATAAAATACACTTGTGGTTACCCGTATAGCCTGCATGGCTGGACAGAACTTGAGCGCGGCAAAACAATCGGCGGCCCCTGCCTGATTAAGTTTTATAACTCCCTTAGAGCAAAATACGCCGATCAATTGACTGATATTAACATGGATAAATAAAAATTACAAAATATCCGATTTTTCTCACATCACTACGCACGCGCGCAAAGAAATCCGGCTTTTGTCGGATTTCTTTTGTTTTCGGTTTGCACTTTTCCACGGCTCATTCTCTTAGTAAGAAAGTACCGTTATGGAAAAACGTAAAAGAGGGCGCCCCCGAAAATTTCAAACCCCGGCGCAATTGCTCGAAGCGGCCGAAAAGTATTTTGACTGGTGCGATAGAAATCCGTGGTACAAATGCGAAAAGACCAAAGACGGCGATATTATCGGAGTGCCTATACAACGGCCTTACTCGATTGTAGGTTTTTGTGTGTTTCTAGGTTGTTCGGAGCGTTTTTGGTGGGATTTGAAAAATACTGCACCCCCCGAATTTTGGGAAACCATAAACAAAATTACTTCGAGGATCGAGGGCCAACAGTTCGAAGGTGCGACGGTCGGCGTATTTAACGCCAATATCATTGCCCGCAAGCTGGGTTTGGTTGACAAAAAGGATGTGACGACCAACGGCCAGAACGTAACCGCGTCCCCCTTGAACGATTTACCCACGGAGGCGCTATTGGAAATCGAGCAAATAGCTAAAAAGTATGGCAAATAGCGAACAAAGTT